TTTTTAGCTGCTTCATCCGCAGACATTCCAGCAGCAACAAACTGTGTCTTTAATCTTTCTGCCATAGAAGCCAAATCTCCGTCTTTAGCTCTGTCAATCATCTTAGTGTAATCTGACATTGTAGACTTAACTTCTTTTCTCAACTTCTTATATTCTTCAATAGTCATTTGAATAGGTAGTCCAGCACTCTTCATGCTTTCATACATAAGCTTGTTTCTTTCTGTAACCATCTTTACATTGTTAATTGAATCTTTTATTTTAGCATTATAATCAACAAATTTTAATCCAGCCTTTTGAGCTGCCTCTGCTGTTAATCCATAACTTAATGCATTTAGTCTAAGTGATTCTTTATGGTTCTGCCAAGCCTTATATCCTACTACTACGGCTGTTGTAACTCCAGCCAAAATTAAATTAGTCTTTGTTAATAGTCCAGCCATTCCCATAAGAACTCTAGAAACCTTAGATCCTTGAGCTGCTGTATTTGCAAGAGACGCACCGAATTTAGTATTACCTATAATTGATTTATCTAATTTATTTCCATAGAACCCTTGTGCTTCTTCTGAACCTTTCGCCATTCTAGGTCCTCTACCAGCCATTAACATTCCTGGGGCTGCAAAACCTAGCATGCTGCCTATCATTGATCCAGTCTCTCCGCCGTACTTAGATCCTAGCGCTGCGCCACCTTGTGATCCAAGCAATCCAAGTAGTGTGGATGCAATCATTCCACCTGCATTGTATCCTTGAACTTTTCCGCCCATATTATATTTACCATTTTGAGAAGGTACTGGAATAGACTGAGGCATAACCATTCCTCCACGGTTATATCCTGGAATAATGCCGCCTTTATTTGCTCCAAACATTTGCTTTCTTATTTTAGATGTTGATGGAGTCCATGATTTTGAGTCCCAGTTTGCATATTTAGTTCGCAATATTTCTCTATCAATTTTACTTAAGCTTTTACCACCTGAACTAAGTACATCTGATGCAGATGATTTAAGAAGTGTGTCTACAATATCTGGCTCTAAAGCCCTTTGAAGTTGTCCTTGAGCATTTGTAACATATCCATATGGTCTTTCTTTTTCAAGATTCTCTATGAGCTTTCCATACATTAAGTTTTGTGCTTTAGGAGTAAGTCCTGAGCTTCCGAATAGCTTCTTGCCCATTCCAATAGAAAGTGAGGTTGCTCCCCAGCTATTTCCTACTTTTCCAAATCTAGCGCCTAACTTTTTAAATGCTGTTCCCTTTAATACATTGCCGATTATTCCTCCTGCATTATATCCTTGGACCATTCCACCATTGTTAAATCCATATTCTGATTCCCAGTCTTTATTAGAAGAATGGAAGGCCATTGTGCCTTTACCTGATCCTTTAACCTTGCCTATTTTTATACGTGTTCCATCTGGTGCGGTTACGTATACAGTTTGTGCTCCAGCAGAGCTACTGTGCCCAGCTCCTCTTTTTATGTCTGACATATATAAAGGATTTAAACCAGATGTCTGTACCTTAAACTGATTCCAGTAGATTCTTTCTAAAGAACCTGGTTCAAAATATCCATTTAAAACTTCATTTGAAACATCATGATATGGATTATTTGAATCAGTTAATGCTTGTCCAGATTTTTTAATCTCCGACATTTTTTTATAAAATTTATCATCTATTTCTTGAAGAATTTTATTTTTAAGTTTTGGATCTTTTACAATTTTATCTAAAAGTTGAGTTGTTGTTCCTACTAATGGACCACCTTGAGACATGTATCCGAGAGTTGCTAGATACGCTTTAATTTCGTCTCCCTTTAAACCACGTCTTGCCATTGCTCCATTTAATGATGCAAGCGTATGTGGTTTTCCAGTATCTGGATTGATTGGCATTTTAGCAAGGGCTGCGCCATAAGTTGCTGTGGCTGGCTTGGCAGAAACTGAAACTATTTCTCCTCCACGAGGCCCAACAAAACTACCAGATTCTGAAAATTTTCCTTTTCTTTTAATTCCAAACAAAGAAAACATCGATTGTGGATTTCCGCTTATTGATCCAGCAGAAAGAGTTGGTTTGCGTGACAATAAGGATTTTATGACCCCACCCAAATTTAATTTATTTCCGCCAACACCAGGACCATTAATTGCATAAAGTGTTCCTAAATTAGCACGAGCTGTTTGAGGATCAATTACGGCTTCTCCAGGAGTAAGCATTACTGGAACTTGTCCGCCCATATTCATTCCAAGCATTGGAGCGATTATATCCATATTTTGTGCAGTTGCTTGTTTGTTTACAACGAATGCACCTTCTGGAAGAGTTGTTGGATAGGTATCTGTATTGCCAACTCCTGGAACAATTCCTCCCATTGCCATCTTTTTAGGAATAGTTGTTTCTATTGAATATCCAGCTCCATAAGTTCTAATTCCAAGGGTTCTGGCAATAGTGTCAATTACTGCCTTGCCTTTTCTTCCAGCTCTAAAAATTTCTTTAATGTTTGATTTTCCTGTAGGGCTTACAATAGGTTGTCCAGTTAACGGTGTTTGTGTTAATGATGCTGTTCTTCCTAGACCAGTTGCAACCTGTGTTGTTGCTTGCGCCATCATTGCTTCTATTTCTGCATTTAATGCAATAATTTTTGAACGAGCTGCGTCTAAAGTAATTTTTCCAGATTGAAGTTGTGCAACTATTTGAGCCGATCTTCTTGCAGCATTATTTGTAATGTCTGTCATTACTGGAAGAAGTTGTCCAAATGACTGACTTATGTCTGTGCTAAAAGTTCCAGTTCTTGCAATTTCTTTCTTTAATGTTGCAACTTCTTTCTTAGTCAACATAGCAAGTGATCCCATAAGGGCATGCCACTTAGCTGCTTCTCCTGCAACTATTCCAGTTGATACTCCTTTTACTGCTGTAAGCCCTTCAATTTTTGGAAGGTCTCCAGTCATAAACATTTGAGGAGTTGTACCAATTTTTTGATTTACATCAATTGATCCTGGTGTTACTGAGTGAATTGTCTGTGCATCTCTTTGTGCCTGCGTCATCATTCCTCTTGGATTATGATGTGCTGCTGCTCTTGTATCAACCTTTCCAACTAATGGGTGTCTAGAATCTACAACTCTTGGGCCACCAGAAAGAATCACATTTCCAGCAACCGTGCTAACTCCTGGATTTACTGCCACAGAAGTAGCGGCAGATGCTGATTTTGCCTTTTCTCTTAATACATCAAACTCTCCTGATAAACCAGCAATTGCTTGTTTTAATATTGCTGCGGCTTTTGCATCGCTATAAAATGTTTGTTCTACTAAAGCTCCTGCCTTTTGTGCCGCAAGAATTTCTGGAGTTAATAGTTTCCATCCTTCTCCACCTTTAAACAATGCTCTCATATGAGATACACCCTTGATTATGTATCCAAAGAAGTTACCGAGAACACCAGTTAACATAATTAAAGGTCCTGCCGCTGCTGTAAACATACCTAAGAATCCAAGTATTTTCTTTATTGGGTCTGGAAGCCTTTGAACAAACTTTAATATTCCATCTATAAAATTAATAAGTTTTGTATTAATGTCTAAAAACTGATCTCCAATTGCAGCCAAATCTGCCTTAAGTCCTTCTAGCGCTCTACGATATCTACCAGAAGCTGACTCTGTAACCTGTGATAATTCTCGATCAGCTAAATTACCTAATTCTTGAGTGCTTGCTTTCATTAAATCTAATACCTGTAAAGTCTGGCTTCCTTGTTTTCCAAGATTTTCAAATAATGCATTCATACGTGCAAATTGGAACTTACCGAATAGCTGTTCTAGGGCCTGTTGTTTCTGTAAAGGATTTAATGTTTCTAAGGCTGCTTGCAATTCTAAAATAGTAGCTGTTGTATCGCCAGCATTTTTTTGTACTATATTTTTTAAGTCTATGCCAAAACCAGCAAACATTCCTGTTGCAACCTTTGTTGGATTAATTAAAGATGCTAGACCAGACTTTAATGCGTTAGCGCCTTCAGATGCGTTAATTCCACCTTCACGCATTGCTGTAAGATAAAGCGCAAGGTCCTTTACGTCTCCACCTAGTCCTTTAACAATTGGACCAGCTTTTGGAATTGCTTCTACTAAATCGTTTAGCGTAGTTGATGTCTGGTTTTCAACTGCGTTAAGGAAGTTAATTGAATTTGCTAACTCTTCAGTATTAGATTTAAAAGCTGTTTGAATTGCCAGGGTAGCCTTCATAGCTTCTTGTCTATCTACTTCACCAAGTACTGCAAGACGTGTTGTTTCTTGAACAGATTTTAGTAATTCATTTCCTGTCTTTCCAGTTGCTGCAATATCCGCTGCAAGGCCAATAGTTTCGTTAAAACTTGCACCCATTGATTTTGAAATTTGTCTAGCAGTCTCTATTACATCTTTTCTTACCTTTAATAATTCTGAGTTAGAGGTTTCAGATATACCACCATAAACCTTTGTTAATCTAACCAGCTGCTCATCAGCTGTTCTAAATGCATCTGCTGATGCCTTACCAAATGCCGCCATTGGAACAGTAAGACCTACTGTTAACTGGCGTCCTGCCCACTGTGTATTTTTACCCCAGTTAATTAGTTGTCCTGCACCCTCTTGAACAACCTTATTCATAATCTGAAGTTCTTGTCTTGCAATTGCTGTCTTATTCTTTATTACATCAATTCCTCTTGGAATATGAACATTGTATTGCATTAGCCCTTCAGCATTTTTGCCTAGTGGTTGCAATACTGAGTTCTGTAATTGTACTTGTTGTTTTGCTAGGTCTCTAATTAACCCGCCGTTTGATTTAGCATGCTGAGCATATACCCTGAAGAACTGGCCAAGTTTCATCTGGCCTCTGTCTAATTGCTGTCCAAACTTGTCTACATCAGATGTTAAGCTAACAAAGTGTGTAGAGAATTGACCAGTACTTCTTATGGTGTCTGCGAATGACCTGTTCATTACTGCAACCTGTGCAGCTAATGTTTTATTTGTTGCCTGAAGCTTATCTTGTAATTTTGTTAATGCCGAAGAAACCTTATTAAGATCTGTAATAAGATTTGAAAAGTCGGAGGTTGCGACTATATTGGTGACTATTTGTTCGTCGGCCATTTAACTATATTACTCCTTAGAGTATCCTAAACCTGCTCCGATTCCGAAACCAGCTTCCGCTGCATAAGGACCTTGTAAAGAAACAACATCATCTGCTGATGTCTCTATTCCAAGTGCTCTCTTTCGTACATCTTCGAAGGAAGGACCTTCTTCTTTTATTTCTTCATTTAAATTTATGCCCTGAAGAGATGCTAGAAATTTTCTTTTCTCTTCTTCAGTTTTTTGCATAGATTTAAAAGTCTGTATAAGCTCTGGCATAGAAATATTTTCTTCTAGTTCTTCGTAATTTTTCCAATTACCTAAAAGAAAAACTTCTCCTTCGAGAGCGGCTAGATCGAGTTCTGACCAGGAAGAACTGCTGCCGCTCCCAGGTTTGGGTCGTCTAGTTTAATTCCTCCACAAACTTCAAGGATGCGATTAATCGTCGGCATGTCTAATGCTGACTCTAATGCTTCTCTGTTATTTGCTAGCTCTGGTAGTTGTAGTTCTATAGCAACGGCACATGCATCAATTAGAATTGTTAGTGTTTCATCTTCTGTTTTGGATTCTGCTGTCTTTGCGATAGCCGCCATAAATTTTCTTAGCGCCTTAATTGTTAAGGGCTTCAGTCTAACTTTGTCACCATTCTGTAAGGTGATTTCTTCTACGTCGTATACGGTTGTAGCCAATTTATATCCTCCTTGGATAGTCCTAATCATTATACTAAACTTGATTTACTAATACAAGCAGAAAGCCCTCATTTCTGAGGGCTTCCGTTAATAATTTAATTAAATTATTATGCGATTACACGGTCAATAATCTTACCGTATTCTGAGCCAACGTAGCTTGAGCTACCTGATGGCAACAGACGGAAAGTTACTGGGAATGTTGTTGGTGTGCTGCGTGATAGAGAGAACTGTGATTGCTGAACGGATAGAACACGACGTGCATAATATACACGCTCTGTGTTTGAATTAGCTGCTGTGGTTGGAGCTTGTCCAACTGCAATTAATTGACGCTCTGTAGGGGCTGCACCAAGTGCACCTGCCTCTAGTCCTAGAACTCCTGCATTTAATGTGTCAGCTTTCTGTCCGAATACAACTAGAACGTTTTCTAGTGTTCCTTCAGACATTTCTGTTGCGATCATAACTTCCATCGCAGACTTGAAAAGCTTTGCTGTATCTAACAACTGATCTACTGTTACTGAATCATATGTTGGATTGTAAGTAATTTGAAGACCGTTATTTGTGTAACCTACGTTACGATAAGCTGCTCCATTTACTCCAGGTGCTAAATCAACTGCATTTAATGTAGTTGTATAAGACTCTGATGAGATAAACGCTGGTACCTTTGTATTACGTGAAAGCGTTCCTGCGTTAGCAGATCCTGCTTCCATGTCTTCAATGTATCCATCAACTGTTGAATCCTCAACTGTTAAGAATAGTGGTGATGCTCCTACAAGAATATTGCGGGCATTACCTGTATTTTGAATTGCCATATTTATTTCCACCTCCTGTGGTTTCTAAAAATTTTGTTTGCTGGCTAGGCTCTTTCCTCTAGTCCAATTTTAGGCCATAATAGGCTATAAGGCAAATTATAAAAATCGCCCTACTGGGTCTACCATTCGTGAATATTTTACTTCCAAAATGACGTCTGTAGACAAAAATCCCTGTAGTTCTTGAGAAGGCTCTGTTGGAGATATGTCTGCTATGAATATACTATAAAATTTAAATTTATCAGATAGTCCAGAATACCTATTTACGTCTCTAGCAGAATCATCCATTCTTCTAAACTCGTCCATCATGAAGTTTCTAATCTCATTAATTTCTGAAAAGTCTGTTGAGTATATAGTAAATAGAATCTGCTCGCAGCATACCATCCAGTTATCCTCGTAAGAAGTTCCTATCTTGTCATAAACTATATGTTTCTTTCCGCTCAAAAACTGGTTCATTTCTGGTGCCTGCTGTACTGGAATTATTGGAACAATTGTTTCTGCTAAATTATCACTATAGTATTCCTCGTTATCAAATATTCCAGCAGATAAAAGTTTACTCCACAGGAATTTTCTTAGCTCAAACATGGCATCTAGTTTATAGTCTGGTGTCATATCATTGCACCTCCGAAGGATTGGGCAACTGCTGAGTCCGCCATAGATCTAATTGTATTTGCTGAAAATGAATATTGAACTTTTTTAATTGGTGCTGGAAGTCGCATTGCTTTTGTCAATGATGAATTAAATAGTCTTTGGAATCCTGAAGCCTTAATAGATTGATTAACCAATTGGCTCCTAAAGAATATGCTATATTTTAAAGTAAACTGATTTTTTACACCGCTTCCTCCAGGCCTTTTAACGACCACTGAGGCCCCTTTGGGCATAAAGATAGTCTGACCATTAGAATCGAATACAAGCCTCTCAGAATGGCGTGGAGCAATTATTAGAGGCATTCCAGCCTCCATCACAGATGCTTTATTTGTAAATACGTGTCTTCTTCTTCCTTGTGGGCCTGGGACAAACGATTTAGATAATTTATACTCATAAGATATTTTAAATGAAACTCCTTCTCCATCCATCATTCTTAGATTAAATAGTCTTGCTTTTTCGTTTCCAGCCTTTTTCCACTCATACATATGATGAAGGGATTTAGGCTTTACTCTAGCCTGTGCGTCTACATAATTTCCAAAGTCTTTTAAAATTTGTGCAAATATAACGGACTTAAATTTATCTTTAAACTGCTTGCTTTCTGTTAACTTAGCAATGACGTTAGCCTGATAGTATATTGCTGCAGATATTTGCGCTACATTGCTATCTTTAATTGAGGCATCTTTTGAGCTTCCAACCATTAATCTTTCTAGGCTGCTTGCTGCCTGTACGAGTAATCTACTAGAGTCCAATTTGTTGATTCTCCGATCTCTTCATGGATGAGTTATATCCAATCACTCTTCCAAATGGATCTGTTATTGGCGTAGTTCCTATTACTTCAAAAACTGTTGGGGTTTCTGTTGGGAAGTTAATCTCTGCCCATATAACATTACCTTCGTTATCCCTAACGTTAGTAATTTTTTCTCTAAGAATAAGTCTTTCAGATGTTCTAATTTGAATTATTTGATCGTTTAAATACCTGTTGTCAAAAACCTGTTTGTCGCTTGATCTAGTAGTGGCTGAATTGCTGACTACTCCTTTGGCGTGGCAGTCTAAAGTTTTATAATAATTCCACTCTTTTATAATTGCCCCAGTATCTGGATTTTGTGCATCAGACTGTCTATACACATCCATTTTCATAGACAGGACGGAGTCTATAAGGTCGTTCATTATATTACCTGAACCTTGCTCACCATCACATAGTCTGATAAAAGTCTGTCTGCATAAGCATTGCCAGTCCCAGCATATGCCTCTGATGTATATTCAAAATCCCAGTCAAACGTTGATATATTCTTTATATACTTATTTCTCCATATTTTATCTTTAGAAAAATAATCTTTCATTAGTTCGATGCATGCCAATTCTACTTCGTCTGGAACTTCATTCCAACCAAATCTTCCTTGAACTTTATAGCTAACATTATCCTGAAAAATTCCATTTGAATCATGAATTGATGGGGGAACCATTCCATTTGCAGTATATACCGTATTATCTAAAGAGTTTGCACGATTAACTCTTATTCCGTATCCAGTAGTAGATATTTCAACAGTATAATTCCAATTATTAATTTCATTAATGTTGTCTAGCAATAATATATCATTTGCATAAAGCTCATGAAGATCTGTTATTTTTTCTGGTAACGGAAGGGTATCTGAACCATATCCGTTTGTAACATAAACGTTATCGTAGGTTGAAAATTTTTGTCCAGTATAAGCTTCAATTTCTTTTCTGGCATACCTTTCAGCTTCTAGTAACTGATCATATGTTTTATAGTTTGGGTCAGATGGATCTGTTCCAACTCCAAGAACGTCCATGGACTGTGCAATATCTGTATATGGGGTTACAACTTCTAGTTTATGGTCTTTAAATACTGTTACTCCATCTACACTATATATCCAGGACAACCTTAACTCTCGATGTCTATTTGTATACTCAAATGGAATATACACTACATAAGTTCCTGTGTCGTTTTCTAGTTTAACAGAGTTTAATGTTTCTAATATTGTGATTGGGTTAATTGCTGGATTTACTGCTGGGTCTTCAGTTATGTCAAATAGCTTTACTACTGGGTTGCTATCTGCGTCTCTAATTTCCCCTTGCCAAAAAATTTTATGTTTTACTGGCGAATTGGTACCTAACAATATTTCCATTTTTTAAAGTTTAATTTAGCTATAGAATTCTTGAACTTCCTTTGGGTTAGCTAATCTAAAACCTTCCTCCTTGTCAAAAATTTCTTGTGCTTTTTCTTTATCCATTGCAACAAATGGGTGATCCTTGGTAAAGGTGAATCCCATAATATCATATCTAAAGTTAGCTCTTGTCATTCTAACTAAAACAGTATTTTCTGGCTGCTCCGCTTTTGGATCAAATTTAGGTAGAACTTCGTAAGAAATATCTTCCTTGGCATCCTCTACATCTTTAATTGTTTTTTGATATACCGCCCAAGTAACGCCTTCGTCTGCTAGGGATGCAACAATATCGTTTTTACTCTTTAACTCTTCTGTATCTACGCCGAAATCTTCAGCGATCTTTCTAAGTTCAGATATCTTTAATGTCTCAAATGACACAGTAATCTCCTTAATCTAGGTTATTTAATTATAGCATTACTAAATTAAAATGAAAAGCCCCCAAAATTAATTGGGGGCCTTTCTTGCGGATTTAATCCTATTATGAAGCTACTTTTACGTTCTTAACAACGACCCAAGCATCTGCTTGCTCGATTTGAACGCCAACACGAGTATACATTGTGTACTCGATAGAGTCCTTACGTGGCCAGAAGAAGCGGTAAACAGTTACGTCACGCTTGATACCAATAACTACGTTATTTGGGAATGTCAAGTGGATGTCTCCGTGGTTGCCAGACTCTCCTGTGTAATCTCCATCTTGTGCCTCTGGAAGAAGTGGAACTTCAACAATCGGAATACCGAATGCGAATGGTGCCACATATCCTGCAGGTCCACCTAGTGGTTGTACCTCTTGTCCACGGATAATGCTTGAAGCAATATCTTGTGGGATTGTATTGTTTGTTCCAATGCTGTTAGCATATAGGAAATCTTGAATCAAGTTTGATCCTGCTAGGAAGCGAAGATCTGCACGGCGTTGCTTGTACTTACGTGGAAGAGCCTTAAGAGCGCTGTTAAATACAGCACGACTTACTGCAGCTCCACCTGCGTCAACAACGTGACCGCTGGCCTTTGCCTTCTTAACAATACCGTCAAATGACTTGTATAGTGCATCTGAAGTTAAAGATGCATTTCCGTTAAGGACTACATCTTCAATATCATTACCTGCTTGTGTTGCCATCAAGCGGGCGATGTGATCTTCTAGATCAGCACCTTCAATGTTGTCTTCTAGAGACTCTGTTGAAAGCTCCCAATCCAAGCGAAGTTTCTTTGTTGTCAAAGAGATCTTTGAGAAAGTAACAGCACTATTTGATGCTGTGTCGTCTCCTTCAGTTGCAAGCTTCATAAGCTTCTCTCCAACTGACATACGATCAATTTCTGTAGTATCTGCTCTCATGCGGACTGTACGGGCGACTTTACCAATTACGGTTGCGTCGAACATATAGTCTAAAAAGCGAGCTGATTGTTCTGCGTTTAATAGACCACCGTTTCCGTTTTCGGATGCACGGTGCACTCCTGTTCCACCTGTAGTGGATGCAAAAGTACCTGTAGCAGTTGTACCTGCTGCAATTGTCTTTTCTAATAATTCATTGCTCATTGTTTGTTTCACCTACCCTTTTTAGTTAAATAATTCGTTCACGGAACCGAGGAAAGAACCGTTCCATTTAGATTTTTTGATTGTTACTTCCTGTGACCCGCCAAGGTCAGAGGACTTCTTAATTGCAGTTTCTGATTCTACTGCATCGACACGCTTTTCTACGCCATCAATTGTGCCCTTGATATCTTCAACAGCCTTACTTAATACGGCATGTTGTTCTGCCAATTCTGAAATTCTGCTATCGACGCTCTTGCTGAAAGTTTCTACTGTTTCTTTAATAGTTGAAACCTGTGCTGCATTTGCCTCAGAAGCTTTATTTAGAGTCTCTGAGAAAAAGCCCTTTAAATCACCAAGCATCTTTGCAAAATCAGGTTCATCAACCTCAACTTCTGATACGTCGGCTGCTTTTTCTAGAGTTTCGGCAGAAGCGTCTGCAACTGCATCTTCTGCAGCTACTTCAACAGCTGGTGCTTCCTCAGCAACAACTGGTGTTTCTACTGGAGCAGTTTCTTCAACTACTACTGTTTCTGTGTTTTCTGACACTTCACTACCTCCTTCTACGTTTGCCTGTTTTGCAATTGTTTGTCTTTCAGGCAACGGTAATCTTGACTTCAAAAATGAATCAAGAATCTTATCTATCTCCTTTGATTTATTAACATCATTAGACTCTACCCACCCAATTAGTGCTGCTGGCTTACCAGTAACAGGGGAATCATAAGATGCATCTTGTGAGATGAATACTGACTTGCTTTCTTCGCAATAAAAAATATTTTCTGTAGAAACTTCTGCCGCAATACCTTTAAAAATTAAGGAACCGTTTGATTTCTGAATTGATAAAATATTGCATAATTCATTTGCTGGTGAATCTACAATTGAAAGCTCAAGCAGGTCGTAGCCTTTAATAAATCTTACAGTCTTACCTGTTGACTTATTTACTTCATTGTCTGACTCTGTAATCTTTCCGCCAATTGAAAACCCTTGTAGAGTTCCGTCTAAAACTTTTTCCCATGTATCTTGTGCGCCTTTAGAAACGTATGCATCTACATATACTCCGCTATAGAATTCTTTTGTTTCTGGATCATAAAATGTTTCTGGTCTAAATGAAAGCATTTTCCCTACAGCATTTGATCCATGCATTTCACGGATATTGCCACGGAAATTTTCAAAAGCTTTCAGGCTTGCTTCTGCAGTTACTAGATCATTTGTTTGATCTATATTGTCTAAGGTTGCGAATCCAGAAACAGTTCTTTTTTCACGGTTGACTTTAGTAAATGGGACAGATAAGCTGATGTTATCGCCATGAGAAGACCATAAAGATTTTTCAATATTCATATGCTTAATTTTATCTTTTAAAATGTAAAAAGGCAAATAACTAGTTGCCTAATAATTAAGCTGTGACCCTACCCTCACCTTTTGGGTTTCTGGCCTCCCCTGAAATATCAGGTGAGTTAGAATCTCTTTCTTGGGTTCTGGCTCTACTATTCATTGCTTGGGCTGTTTGTTCCGCTGCCTGTTGAGGTTTTAACTGAATTACTTCATCTCCACTCTCAATTGGAATCATACCCTTTCTAATTCTTACCTCATTTGGGGTAATAACCTGCATACGTAAATATCTCTCATCAATTTTAGACTGAGTATCTTCATCAGTAAGGGTTAATTCATTAAATTTTAAAATAAGAACATCTGTCTTTTCTGCAATAATTCTATTTAATTTCTTTTCTAGAATATCCTGTGCTGGACGACAAACCTGCTCTTTAAACATTTTATCGGCATCTCTTGCTGAGGCAAGGCTGACTCCCTCTGGGACTCCAATTTTATTAATTGGAACACGATGAGACAAAAGAATTTCATCACGGTTAGCTTTTCTATAATTGTTAAATGATGAATCCTGAATATTAGCCTCTACTGGCTCCATCTTAAATTCTACCTTTGAGTCAGATGAATCTGCTGGAAGTGGAACATAAAGGGATCTATGATTCTTCCCTTTAAGACCTACCTGGAAAAATTCAAGAAGCTTTCTTTCTGACTCTGTTGAAAGCTTTGCTCCTTTTACTGTAATAATATAACGTGGTACCGCCTTGTTTTCAAAGTAGTCTAGGTTATATTTACCAGCAAATTCGTTACCAGCCATTGCATTTTGTGATGCAACAATATCTGGAATACCGTAGTAATTATTCATTGGAGTATATTTCTTTAAATGAATAATTTCGTTTGGTCTATCTTCTTGACCAGCAATTGGATTCTCTGTTTCCATATCGCCGAAGTTTCTAAAGAATACAGCCTTTCCATAAAGTAGTTGTATAAATCCGTCACGAAGTCTACGAACACGCATAGTCTTTGCTGGAATATGTCCAATATATCCTATGTTTCCGCTAGTTGTTCTACCTATTTCAATAAAGCCATTTCCTGTTGCTTCTAGGTCTGTATAAACTTTTACTAGGGTTTCAACAAATGTCTCTTCTTCGTTTACGTCTTCTAGCCAAATTTCTAGCTGCTGTCTAATTCTATCCATCTTTCGTCTAGCACGATTTAATTGTGTAGAATCTTCAATGTTGTCTAGTGCTTCCATTGCTTTTTTGCTTTCTACAAATGAGTATCCTAGTCCAACAATATTTGCTACCTTAGCATTAATTGCTGCATAGTTGTATGGAGAAATTTCATATATCTTTGAAAGATACTCTAGGTTATATACTGGTTGAACAAGGTCAAACATTGCATAGCCAGTTACTGCTTGCTGTAATAAGTTTTGCTGTGTTCCAGTTCCGTCAATTCCAGTAAAGCTTTTCTGTAGATCTCTAGACATCTTTCTACGAAATGCTGGACTAAGTCCAATTACCTTTTTTAAATCTTCGCCTTCTATTTTAAATGGATCAGTTTCAATTACTACTGGTTGGCTAAAGCTAAATAAGTCGGATGAGTTTGATATTGATACCTCATTGCTAAATGTATCGCTGTCTTCTACATATTCCATTATTTTGCTCCTCCGTTTTTCAAGGCTTTCATTTCGTCTTTATAGTTTCCAACATCCATAGGATCTGGAACTAGTCCCCACTTTAATCTTTGTTGTTGATATTGGTGTTCTTCGTCGTCGATCTTCCTGCGTCCAGAAAGAAATAGAGGCCTGCCCTCAAGAATACCGTATGACCTAACTTCATCAGCCAATGCATTAACTCTTGATTTGTTCCCTTTTGTTGATGTAACTGAGAGGAAATTTCCTTCGTCATCGCCTATCCACTTTCCGTCAGGCATTTCCCAAACATATATGCCTAATCTAGTTTCTTCGTCTAATACCTGAGTATTGATCTTATTAATATCCATAGATCACAATTTTACCATTCTTTTGGGTCAAAGTCCAGATTTTGTCAGCCGTTATGACAAAATTATATATTTTGTACTACTGTCCAGTCGTAATTAT